GGAGTAAGAAAATATGGAATAAGAAAAGTAGAAATTACAGCATTTGGTTGCACAAGTCAAGGACAAGCTTATCGTCTAGGAAAATGGGCTCTTGCAAGCGAACAAATAGAAACAGAAACTGTTGATTTTGTTGCAGGTTTAGAATCTTTATATTTAAAACCAGGAGACATTATAAAAATACAGGACTCAAATAGAATTTTAGAAAGGTTGGGAGGCAGAGTCTTAGCTGTATCAACTGGAGTTGGAGGAATACATAAGTTTATACTAGATGAAGAGTTAAGTCAAATTTCTGGATATTTTTCTAATAATTTTTCAAATGATTCTGCTTATAAATTTGAAATCTTAACACCAAGTTTTAGAGTAACTGGCACAAACTATTCAGACTTTTTAACTGGATATGATAGATCAGAGATACAATCTGGTCTATTTAATTTAAATAATATAAGTGGAGTCACAGGATATGATCCAGAAAAAGTATTAACACAATTAACGTGTAATAAGGTATTTGATACAAGTAACTATTTATTAGCCGCTGGTGCAACTTGGACCGTGCAAACAACTGGAAGTGGCAATAGTTTTGGATTAAATGCAGAAACAGAATTATATAGGGTTATTGGCATAACAGAAATTGAGCCTAATAGATATAATATTAATGCTCTTGAACACAATCCAAGTAAATATTTATTTATAGAATCTGGAGTAAGTCTTTCCTCTGCACCTTCTGTAACCCCAGTACTATTAAAAGATGCAAGTTATCCAAATTCATTTACTCCTTCTACTGGATCAGACCAAATATATTTAAACTTATTAATTGGAAATCCAGTTGATACCATAACTAGAGAAACTGATTTCTGGAAAGTATATGCTAAAAGTGGATCAACTTTTAATGGTGGAGATTTAACCCCTCAATATGTTAATATTAATGGAACTACAGTTGATGTTCCAAAAAATGAATATTTAATTGAAACATTAGACGTTAACGATTTAGGTGATACCTCTGGACAATTCATACCTACAGGAAATGATACTACATATTATTTCAGAGTTTATGGTCAAAATAATCGAGGGTTTTATTCTCAAAATTATGCTAGTAATTCATTTTATTATAATTCTCCATATCTTAGTGATTATACAAATCTTTTAGTGATAGAAAATTTTAAATACCAAACTCAAAATGATCCATTAGCTAACGTAGGTTTAAATTTACCTTCTGGAAATTTATTTCATAGTTCTGATTTTGATGTGCAATGGGAAATAGATAACCTTGCGCCAATTTTAAAAACTTGGAAAAATGAAAATTTAACTTATAGACTTTTATTTGGGACTGGTTCGTTCAATTCTTCAGCCTCATATACAAATAATATTGGAGCTTATTATTTAAACTTACAAAGTAACGCTAGTGAATACTCTGCTTATACAGGTTGGGATGCAGAACAATTTGTTGATATATTAACAGATCATGTAATAAGCGGATTTTGGTTAGCTATCGATGCGTCTGGTATTAGTGGAACAAAGTATTCTTCTCAATTAACTCAGGCATCACAAAATTATACAAAAAGTGATGGTTATTTATTTGGGCAATTCAACAATGAATCATTAAAAAATAGAATAATTTTGAATGATATAACAGCTTATCTTGATTCTAGTAATAATTTACAAATGGTTTTTCCAAATCTACCTTCAGATGCAGGAAACATTTACGCATTCTTTACAGACGATACATCAAAAACTGGATTTTTAACTGAAGCAAATTTGAATAAAATTATTTCAGAGCAATTCGTTCCACCCTATAAAAGTTTTATAAGAGCTTTAGCTAGCAGTGGTATACAAATGAGAGAGGCTTTCTTCGATGGAGCTTCTAGATTTAGTACTTCTGATCCATTTGTTAGCACAACTTCAACCTTACTAAAAAATGGTTATCTCGTATGTCGTTTCTCTACAGATTTTTCAGATATGTTAATGGACCAGTATGAGAAAAATTTTATTGATGGTTCTACTTATGATTCTGGAAATTATCCAGTTCAAGCTCCACAAGCTGTTTATTATGGAAGTTATCCAACTGGTGTTAATATAACTTATAGATGGCCAAATACAGATATTTTAGGAAATCCAATTAATCCACATCGTCAAATAGCAAATAATATTATGTTCTTACCTCAAAATATTCTTAATCCAGAACTGATAAGTGGACAACTAACAGATACTGCTGCTGGTTCTGATGTAACTGGATTAAGTGGGTATTTACAATCGCAAATAAATTCTCTAAGTGGTAGTGCTTTTATTAAAAATCAAACAAATAATGGCAATTTAATTTTAGCTAATAATTCTAATATAAACGTTTTATCTGGAAACATTAATATTAACAGTGGCACTCTTGGATTAAGTGGAACTACTAATTTTATATACAATACAGTAACTAATTCTGGAACAGATAAAGTTTATGCTCCATCTGGATATTTTGCTATTAATTTAAATGGAACAGGCGTTAGAGTTCCATTCTTTAGAGCTTAATTTATTTTTTAATCTTTTTGATTCTGTCAATTAGCTCAAATATTTTAGATTTTGGAATATCTTGAACAGAATTAAGACTCTCTGCTCCTTCGAATTTTTCTTTAATTAATTTTTCTTTAAGATAATCGAAAGAAACTCCCTTATCTTTCATAACTTTTTCTAAAAGAACTTGTGGAGAAGTGGGATTCTCATTTGACGCTATTGATTCTTCAAGAAGTTTTGCATCACCTAATTCTTCTTGGGATACGATATTAATCTTTAAGAAATTACGAACACATCTTACAAATGCTCTATTTTCTGCTATTGCTGCCAAAAAATATCTAGCAAAAGATTTTGTATTATTAGATGTTGCATCAGCCAGAGATTCGAATTCAATAACTTGACCATTAGTTTCATAATTAGGAATCCATTTGATTCTGCAGGATGTTGCGAAATAACCTTCTGATGCTGCAACTACTTTATATTCGACACTCGTATAACCACGAATTTGAGCTAATTCTTTAATACCTCCGAGAAGAATTAAAAGATCTTTATCTTCTAATTTGGATACATCAGTTTCTTGAGTCTTTTGACGATTTGGAACAAGATACTCTGTTTTTACCATTTTACGCCAATTAATTGTTCCGTCATCATTATAGATATAATTAATAGTAGCATTTTCCAAAAGACCGTATTTATTTCTTGTAATAATATTTGGTGGGATTTGAGAGGGTTGATTTTGATTATTGACATTAATAATATCAATATTAGCTAGCTCAGAACTGCCGATAGAAATTGTTTCTTCTGTATTCTTAATTTTTGGACTCATAATATGATGTTACTATGAATTTAAAATTTAGTCAACTAAAAAGGCATAATTATCTGAATAATTCCAAAATGTATCTGTATCTATAATTTGTTGTATGTTTTGATTAAAATCTTTTACTGGTAAATCTTTTTCTAGAGCAGCTTCACTTATATATAATTTATTATTACTTAAAATAAATTTATTGCTTTTATAATATTTAGCTTGCTTATTAAACTGATCTTTAGTTTTATGATTTAATTTTAATATTAATCCAAAGTCCATGTAATTAATTTTAATTTTATTGATTTCGTCTTCTTTAAGATAAGAGGCTAAGATATAATTAATATTTTGACTTTTTAACAATTTAACAAAATTGGGACTATTGTTTTCTTCTATCTTGTAAAAGATCTGAACAATGTTTTGCTTATACTTTTTAACTAAATCTTCAGAGATTTCTTTATTCGTGACGATAAGGGCCTTGCTAGTCTTAAGTTGAGCTTCTAGAATTTGTTCATTAAATTCGATGTCCATTCTAACTATTATATGGGGCGCTCCAAGAGAAGCTGGGTCTACAATAAGATTTGGTACAATCTCTATTGTTTTACTTATATAATTTTGACCTATATGACTGAATTTAAGCCCATTTTGGACTTTTATTGCTAATTTATCAAATATTGCTTGAGCAATTTGATCTGGCATTAAATTGTTTATTACTTTGGGATTTTCAGTATTAGAAAAGGAAGGCTTATCATTTTCCAAAATCTCTAAAATTGTAGTTCTGCTTTTATCGCTCCAGTATGGATTAAATTGAGATGCGTAATGATTAGAATACATTGCAACAATTCTATTGTTAAAATAAGACGCAACTTGAATAGAAAAATTATTTGATCCTACATATGCCAAAGAATTTTTAATTAAGAAAGCTCTCTGGCCGAAGGTTTCTCCTGTTACTGTATATGAATTTAAAATTTTTTGATCATTTTGACCACATAATTGCAATATTTTAATATCATGTTTGTTTAATATTGGAAGCAGTATATTAACTACTTCTTGCCAATAATCATAATTTTTAGCTGGGTTTTTTGAGTCGTGGGTTTCAATTATAATATACTTATCAAAATTTAGAGGATAATATTTTTCATAAATATATGGTTTATCAATTTTAAGACCACAAGAAGTAGCTAAAGATTCAACTAAATGCATAATAATATTAGGGATTTTTTATATCAAATTCTATTTTATCTTTACCGTTATGTATGTAATTAATTGTTTTTTGAGAGTTAAAATAAGGAGTAAATGCAATATCAAAAAATCCATTATTGTCTTTATTGCCCTCTGTCCATATCCAGTTTTCCATTTGAGGTATAAATGGTATTACTTTATGTACATGAGGATTTCCGTCTAATATTTCAAAAAATTCTTGTTTTGTTGCAACATATAAATTATGATTTGGATAAGTTCTTTTTATTGAAGGAAATATACTTGTACTCAAAAATACATCAACTTCTTCTTGAGGAATTACATACAATATTCTTTTTCCTTTATCATCTTTATCAATGAGATCTTCAAAATTTAACTTTTTATTTTTTTGATTTTCTTGCCATGCAACTTGCCTAAAGTAATTTTCTACATCCTGTCTTTTTACGCCCTTTGCTAATTCCTGCATCCAGTATTGATGTCCATCATCTTTTTCATCTACTTCTGGTCTCTTTAAAATATTAGCATACAAAAATTTGAGCCAAGTTGAATTATCTTCTATATTAGGCACTTTAAATAAAGGGTCTTGCTCTTCTGGTTGAATAGAAAACGTTGTATAATCTATTGGTTCAGCCGAATCGATAAACGCCTCAAATTTTTTACCAATTACACTTGAAGAATAATTATTAATTGTCCATTCTCTAGCCTTTTCTCCCATTTCTTTTCTTTTTTGAATTGGCATTTTCCAGACTTTATGAAGTTGTTTGGCTATAGACGCTGGACTCGTTGATGCTTTTCTAAATTCTGTACCATGCTCTCTATATTCAGACCACTCTAGAGGTAAGGAACATGCTTCATCATAGCACATTTCTTCTCCACAACTATAATTTGTAACTAGAGTAATTAATTCTGTAAGTTTTGCTTCTTGAATTGGTATTTCTTGACCACCACTGGTAAATGGATGACAATAAACATCCATTAAATTATAAATTTCATTTAATTGATATTCAGTTACTCCAATACCGACATTTGTTGTTATTTGAGATTTTTGTGCACCACAATGACCACAGTTTATTTCTTGACCATTAAAATGTTTAACTTCATAATGACCACAGTTTCTGCAAACATAAGTAGTAATAATTTCATTTTTTGGAACATTATATTCGTCTGCTAATTTATAAATATTCCATCCTTCGCTCCAATGAGTATGCAAAAGTAGCAAAGTATTCTTTACTTCTGGATTTCTAGCCTTCCATAAGGCGTATCCTTCTAATAAATTCGGTACGCTTTTCCTTAATTGATTTCTAAACACAAAACCTACAATAAATGCATTTAAAGGTATATTAAACCTTTTTCTTAACTCAGATCTTTCATGATCAGAAAATCTATAAAAATTATCAATATCAAGTGGGCCATGCATAGTTTCTATATGTTTGTAATCCATTTCATGAAGAGCTTTCGTAGCAAAGTCACTCCATATCCAATAATTTTTTAATTTAGAAGCAACTGCTACTGCAGATGGTAATATAGGAAGGGAATCTAACGTGGTCCAAATAGCGGATTTAATTTTATTAAACCAAGGCTTGCCAATGCTATAATCAACACCCCAAATATCTTGAGCTGCAATATATACATCAGGTTTTTCTTCATCTACTACTTTATCAATTAAATGCGCTCCATAACTAGCTAATCTAGCCTGATTTGGATCTCTATTTAATTGTTCTATTTCGGCTGGATTGCTAGGAAGTGAGCCAATAGATTTCCATGGCGTTTTTAATAAATCTGGATTTCCTTGCTGCATCCCGCAACAGTAATGAACAATATCATATTTACCAGTTTTATACAAGTAAGTCAAAAGAGATTTAGATACTCTGCCAAAGCCAGTTTTAGCCAAAGCAAAATCAGAGTGAAATAAGAATTTCTTTTTTCTTGACATTACCAAAGCTCGCCATCTGCATCTTCAGTTTTGATATTATCAGGCTCTTCGTTATCTTTTTTAGAATTTTTTAACTTTTTAATTGTTTCAATTCTTTGAGACTCAAAAGTAGCGCTCAAGGCATAAGACAAAAACTCTTTAAGAAGTCTTGCTTCATTGAAATAGAAGCCAATAAGATATGATTGCTTATTTTCGCTATTTTGCTTATCTGTTTTAGAAACCATATAAGAATATCCTACTTGCTTGTCATCTCTAATATATGGAGAGAATTTAATTTGCGTTGATTGTTTTTCTGATGTATGATATGCAGAAAACTCTGTGTTTCTTTCAAGAGCATCTAGTATACCAGCAGTTTCAGTTAAAGAAAATTTAATCTTGACACTTTTTGATGGATTGCTTTGATTTTCAGAAAAAGAGCCAATCTTTTTCGCTTCATTCCACGATGCTTGTTTAATTAATGAACTCCAGATCGATGCATCTTTAGCATTTACTGTAAAGCTGCAAGCCGTTCCTGTATTTTTGCTGTTTGGTTTATAAAATGATATCATATTGATGATAATATCTTATATTTTATATAATGTCAAATCTTTTTAATTTCACTTAATTTCATATATATTTGATGGTCTTGAATTGCCACTAGATCAGCAAATATACAGTCTTCTTTTTTTATGCCTTTTACTATAACAATATTTTTCTCTTCTGGATTCTTATTGCCATTAAGAGTCTTGCAGTTATCTATTTTATCATTAAATAATAATGTCGTAATCTCGCCTGTTTCATCTGCGATTTTTAATCTTAAATACTTAGTTTTCTTTTCGCTTTTAGAAACGCCAGAATATACATCAAGTATTTCGCCCACAAATGCGACCTTTGAGTTTAATTCCTCATCATATATTTCATTAATAGATAAAAGATTTTCTCTCTTTTCTATGAATATATCTTTTAGCGTTTTTTCGTATGTATAGCCTAATAATCTTTTTTCATAATACCAGTTGGCAAAACTTTCACTTTTGCTATTTTGGTTATATATCTTAAGATAAGGTTCGTATTTAGATTTAATAGTATCTAATCTAGAACTCTTGATTATTACTTTATTCTTTTCATCAGTAAATGTATTTAAATGTTTAATAATTCTAATAAGATCATAATCAAATTGCTCTGCAAATGAAATCGCATACTTCTTTTCTTTTGCTGTTAATATATTCCAAAGTTGGGCTTCTAGTACTATTTTACTTCTAGATTGCTTAAATCCAGTTAAAGCTCCAGCTTGGATTAACGAACACAATACTCCAATATTAAGATCTGCTTCTTCTCCTGCTTGAAAAATTTCAAACTTATTAGAGTATTTGTTTCTAAATCCATTTAACTTTTCAATTGATTTATCAGAAATACCTTTAATTGATAATAGTCCAAATCTAATATCTGAACCTTCTATAGAAAAATCCATCTGAGATTTAATAATGTGTGGCTTTAATAATTTAATATCAAAATATCCCATTTCTTTTTGAATCTTAGATATCTCACCAATTGGATCTGGTTCGTTTCTAGTCATCTTTAACAAGGATAAAAAGAATTGTTGAGGGTAATTAAACTTCAAATAAATAGTAATCGCGGCTAAGGCTGCATAGGCGATTGAATGTGATTTATTAAATGAATAGTTTGCTGAATCCTCCAAAATTTTCCATAAGATTTCTCCTACTTCTTTTGGAAGTTTATTTTCTTTGATCTTGTCTTCGATCTTCTTTTTCCAAGCTTTGATTTCTTCAGTTTTCTTTTTACCCACAATTCTTCTTAAAATTTCTGCTTCATCTAAGGTGAATCCAATTTTATGAGCCATCTTCATTAATTGCTCTTGATACAAAGCTACTCCACCAGTATCTTTTAATATATCATCGAAGAATGGATGGATACTTTCGGATTGTTGAAAATTAGTATGAGCAGCATATTTATCAGCAAATTGCAAGGCTCCAGGTCTAGCTAAAGCTAAAACTCCGCTTAATTCTTCTAGGTTCTTAGGCTTAACTTTTTGACAAACTTTAAAATTAGTTTCAGCTTCAATTTGGAAAAGTCCATGGGGATTCCTTAGATCTTGTAAATTTCTATAGATAGATTCATCATTCAAATCAATATCAGTTATTTTTTTGCCAATACTCTTACAAACGTCGTCTACAACTGAAACACTTCTTAATCCTAAAATATCGAGTTTAATATTAAACAAAGTAACCCAACTCATATCAAAGCTTGAAACAGATTCTTTATCGCCAGAAAGCTCCGTTGGGCAGGAGTTATTTAAATTATCATAAGACAATAGTACTCCAGAAGGATGTACGCCTTTATTCTTAATAAGATTTCTTAATTTTAATGCAATTTGATATATTTCTTTATTTTTATCACACCATTCTTTAAATTTAGGTACTTCATCGTAAGCCGTGGTAATATCTTTAACTTGTCCGAAAATTTTAGGAATTAAAGAAGATACTTCCGTCATCTCTTGTTCTGATTTTTCATCAATAATCTTACCACATTCTTTCATCAATAATTTGCCACTTAAGGTATTTAAAGTCAATATTTTACTTGTTTTACCTTTAAACTGTTCTTCTAGATATTGAAGGACTTTCTGCCGATTATAATAACAAATATCAAGATCAACGTCACACATTAAACTACCATCCAAATATGTTACTCCATCAACAATCTGTTTTTTAGCGCGAATCTTGGATATAAATCTTTCAAAATAAAGGTCATATTTAACTGGGTCAATCTGAGTTACTCCAATCAAATATAATATTAGAGACCCAGCGGCTGATCCTCTGCCAAGACCTACTGGAATATTGTTCTTATTGCAATAATCAATTACGTTCCATACTAAGATAATATAATCTACAAATTCAAGCTCTTGAAGAGTTTCGAGTTCGTATTTTGCTCTATCAATATACTTTTTATATTCTTCAGTGCCTTTTTGTATATTTAGTTTTTTAAATCCTTTTAAAGCTAATGCTCTCAAGAATTCATAGTTAGATACATCTTCACTTATTTCAAGTTCGTGTTTATAACTATTATCAATTTTAAATTCTGGAAGCCTAACTCCATAAAGAGGAAGATCTAGATTTTTAAAAATTTGATCAAGCTCACTCTTGTTCATTTTCTTCATCCTTCTTGTTGATTTTGTCTATTTCTTTATCAAATATTGATAATCCTGTCGCTAATATTTTCATAGACTCTCTATTTTTTAGATTATAAAAAACATCTGCTTTGCCTATTTTTTTACCCTTTTGTACAGTAATCAATAAATATTCAATGCCACTTTCATCAAGTTTTTGCGTCAAATCATAGATGTCGTCCATTGAAGCCATATTAGATATTAACCTGCCACTTTAATTTATTCCATACTTTTAAATTTAAGTCAAGATCATTAATTGCATCATGGAGTTTGTCGTAATCATGTTCGATACCAAACTCTTTACCTAAGAAGGTTAAACTACTTTTTACATCTTTTCTTCTAGTATGATAAATTTTATATTGATATTCTAATAAATCTTCTGATGTCTTATATGGCAGACTATACTTTATGCCTCTAGCAATACAATTTGTATCTATAATTTTATTCATTAAATGATCCCAGTGACAGCCCATATGCTCATATAATTCTTTAATTAAGAAGACATCAAAACCTAAAATATTATGGCCAATAATATAATCCGCATGGTCGAGCCAATCTTTAATTGTAGGAAATACTTCTTTTATATATACGCCATCTCTTAATATTTTTTTATGATCATATCTTGTAATTCTTGCAGCATCGTCACTGATTTTTAAATCAGTATCCCATTTTAAATAAAAGTTTTTACTGTCAATTCTGTTATCGCCTTTAGATTTAATCATACCTACTTGCCAAGGTAAGTTGTGACAAAAATTCAAACACAAGTTAAAAGTTTCCATATCTATGAAAACAAAATTTTTACTTTTATCGTATCTTAAAAGATGTTCGTCCATAGTTTTATTTTAATAGACTTTCGAATGAGAATCTATTGCTAGTCATATGTTGTAGTTCTGGTTTATTTAAAGTGCTACGATTATTAATGCACCTAAATGTTAAATAAGCTTTAAAATCTTTTTTGTTCTTATAGTAAATACTTTTTGTTTCTATAGTTTTCAGATTATTAGTTTTGGAAAAGTTCAAAACTTTAGCTTTGACTATAGATTCAAATGGTAAATTATTATTTTCAATAAAGAGTATCGGTTTAGTAAATTCAATATCTGGAACACAAACAGAACCTTTTAGCGTATTATTAAAAATAAAAGAATCATAAAATGGAATAGCTAGCAACAAATTCTTTTCATCCCAAAGAGATTTGAGAGTCTTGTAATCAATCCTTGGTTCATAATAAAAACCATCTTTTGCAGCAGTTGTAAAGATGTTTATTAAGTTTTTATAACCATCTTGGTTCTTGAAAAAGATCACGAATTTACAATTCTTTTGCCTGGAGTCATCTGTTTTATCTTTAATATCATCCGTAAGGGTTATCCTTAATCCATATCTTAAATTAATATTATATTTCTTTGTATTTGTATAAGCCTGCAAAAAGGAAGTCATATTATCTTCAACTAAGTAAATTTCTTTTAACTTATTATCTTTTGCAATATCAATAATTGAATCTGGTTGATTCTCCTCCTTCTCTTCATCTTCAAGAGTAAGTATCGATCTTCCTATACTATAGTGAGACTTAAATAAAGGTAGCACTTCCATTAGAGGATTATAATTGTTATATATTTATATGTCAATATCAATGTAGGTCAGAAAAATCGTCTGAATTCTTATCTTTTCTTTTCCATTTTGGACACCCTTCGTATTGCCTTTTTTCGATTTTAAATCCTATTATATTTTTAAAATTACCATCTAAACTTGATTCTATGACTTCATTATTGTCATTTAATTTAACATAGTATTCATATGGATCTTTATATGGACATCTCCAGCCTCCTACTTGGCACATCCATTTGTTCTTTTCGCTGTCTATAGCAAAATTTGCTTTTGCTGATTTTTCATCAAAGTTATTGACATATTCATTAATATGCTCTAAGTAGTGTTCAAAGCCAGTAATTTGTTCATCTGTAAAAGTTAACTCTTGAATAGGCTGCTTTGGAAACCTAAGAAATAAGAATTTTACAATAGGCTTCAGTTTGGGCCATAACTTCTTGCTCGCAAGGCTGTACATCATGGCTTGAATATTCGCCTCAAGGTCATCGCCCCTAAACTTATATTTAGAGCTCTTGTAGTCGATTATATGCATTTCTTTTTTGGTTTTAATAGGCTTGTCTATAAACCCTCGAATACGATATTTGGGCTCTTGACTTTCAATATCAAAAGAATATTCTGGTTTAACTATATCTCCATGCTCTCCAAAGAAATCGTGTTTTAACCCTACTAAAATCATATCATTCAATAGTTTATAATTACTATCATCTAATTTAACTTTTTTAGCTAATTTTTTAACTAATGCATTGACACCTTTATCGCCATCAATTGCATTCTTTTTTATTATTCTCTTATAATTTTCAAGATGTCTCTTATTTAAAAGTAGTTCAAAAACTGTATGACAAATTGTTCCTCTTAAAGCTCCGTCATTTTGAGATTGTGGAACTTTAGTATGATAATTATTCCAATAAACCCAAGAGCAGGTTTCTAATGTTTTAATTCTAGATGCAGATAGCGTTTTATCTTCGGGTTTTTTATTCATTTGTTTTCTCTAAAATTTCTTTATGTTTATTAAATAAATCTATATCTTCTTCCAAAATAGAATTTAATTCTTTTAATCTGTAAGAAAAATTTTTCATAGGGTTTACTTCTGTAAACTTATGGCTTAAAGTAAAAAAAATATTTTTTGACTTCTTGGAAATGATATATAAAGATTTTAATAAATTTTTTTTAGAATTCATGATTCCATAGAAATCATGATTTTTATATAAAAATTTAGCGCGTAAATATTCTTGCGGATATGAGAGTTTTTTGCCTCTATAAGATATAAGGTCTTTTAGGGTTGGATTAGATATAAAATAATCAATCCATTCGTATTCATGATTAATTTTTTTGAAAGAGGTTAGTGCTATTAAGGCGTATACGTATTCTTTAACGTTTACTTCCCTAAATAACTCCGCAGCATCCTCATAGGTCTTATTGCGATTTGATTGTAAAAAATCTATATAAAAATCCTTAGTATATCGATAATCAAAACCATCTTGATCTTCCAAGATTCCAGAAGTCTCATATTCTCTTTCTTTGTATGATTTCAAAATTAAATCTAATTGCTCTTCGCTTTTATTTAAAATATATCCATATTTTTCAATCTGACTGTCCCAGCGTTTATTATATTTAATATAGAAAAAGAAATTTAATATTTGATTAATTGGATGATCAATTACTGTAAAAGAAAAATCGGAGCTTTTTTTATCTGCCAAATATTTAGATTCAAATACTCCAAACATATAATCTATATTAGTAATATTATTATTTAATATATGTTTTTCTTTAAGTCTTATAGATATTGGTTCAAAACCTTCATCTTTTGAAGATCTTATTAAAGTTGGCTGGTAATGCCAGTAACTATATTTATTTGAATACATGAAATTATAATCTTCAATTGAATTGTAAACGAATTGAGTGTCAAGCTCGTATCCTATCGGATTATTCCCATTTTTGAGAAAAGGTATTAGAGATGGGAAAGTTCTATTAGGTTGCGCTTGATATATGGTCATGTATTTTTATACCATTTTACAATTTCTTCTAATGGCATTTCTCCAAAATCTTTTTTATTTGGAAGTTTAATTTCGATTTGTCTTGGGTCAAAATATCTTAATAGTTTATTCTTTCCTTTTTCAGCAGCGTCATTTCCAGCGTTATTTTTTTGTTGATCATTATTAAATGAAATATATATTTTATTTGGATCAAGTTTCAATAATAGATTTAGTATAGAAATGCTTATTTCTAAACCAAAGGTAACTATAGTATTCTTCACTCCTGCGTCCCAAAGAGCCAAACAATCTCCAACGCTTTCTATTAGGATTGCTTCTCTTTTAGATTTTATCTCTTCTAAATTCAAGAAATTGGGATAGCACCACCCCACTTTATCTCCAAGATGTTTCCATTTTATTTTACTCTTATTGGTTATATCTCTGCCAGAAAAACCAACAATCTCTTTTTTGCTATTAAAAATTGGAAAAACATATCTATTTTTCATCTTGCCATTTTCTGCAACTCCGCCAAGAAATAGATTTAAAGTCTCTTCGGAAACATTACGATTAATCCAGTAAGAATGATCTTTCTTAAGCTTTAGTAAAAGCTCTTTATCAAAAGTTTTTGGGCTTTTTATTTCTGGTCTAACATCTTTAATAAATGTAGGTGTAAAATTTTTATCTTTTAGCCATGCTTTTGCTTGATCTTGAGTATCTAACTTTAAGCTTAATTTAACTAAAGAAGTAAAATCCCCGCTAATATTTTCTTTAAAGTCTACCCAGTTTCCAGAATCTTTGTAAATCCTTAAGACTGTATCGTTATCGCTATCACGATAGATAGGTCTTGCTCTATATTCTTTGCCAAAATCTTTTAACGTATAACCAAGATTGGCTAGAATCTCTCCTACGTTTAATTTTTATTCCATTGCAAAGCCTCACTAATTATTGGGAAATTTTCAGTAAAAATTAACTTACATTTATCGGCAATTATTCTATGCTCTTTTTGAGTATTCTGTTCTATTCTAAGATCGAGATAATGAATCCAACTCCTTAGTGATCCTTTCATATACATTGTAGTTTGAGTTGTTAGAGGCAATATCATTCTGGCTACTTCTTTCGCTATTCCTGCTTGAATCATTTTATTATAAGCTATAGTTGATGCTTCAATCGCTTCTTTAGTAGAAGTATACAAGTCCGCATATCTTAAGTCTGTTGGGTCTAATAAATTCTCTCCTACTTGACGATTTTTATCTCCTTGTAATCTAAATTCAATATCCTCAAAATCTGTTGCAGTGCTGTATCTTTGACTGAATTCTTGAAAGCTAAATGATCTATGTCTTAAAATTTGTGCTGCAATTGCTCTGCTAGTTTTGATTTCAACTGTCATATCAACCATCTCAAATGGGCTCCAATGTTTATGTTTAATTAAAAAACCAAGTAATTTAGGCGCAGTTTCAGAATTCATTTGATTAGATGG